GCTAAGCAAGTTGTAGCAAGTGCTAAGCAAGTTCTAGCACCACCCAATATAGAAGAGAAGAGAAGAGAAGAGAAGAGTAACCCTCAACTCCCTGAATTTTTGTCTTCAGAAATGTGGTCAGAGTGGATTCAACATCGAAAATCTATCAAAGCACCGATGTCGGATTTAGCACAGGCAAAGTTTATTAACCAACTTACAACTTTGGTTGCTGATGGTCATGATTCGAAGAAGTTGTTAGATACCGCAATTGCAAACGGTTGGAAGACGGTTTACCCTAAAGACGAAACAAAGTTGGTTAAGGCTAAAAAAGACCTTCCACCTGAGTGGAGGGTCGGATGAGAGGTCATGAGTGCGTCATAAACCTCCGTAAAGGGGGTAAAAAGCCTCGTAGCGTGTTTTTTTTCTTGGGGGTGTACCCTTACCCTACCAATGATGCTTTTGACCCTGAGAAGGCTCTTTTAAGGCTTGAATTGCCTGAAGTGTGGGTTGGTGATACTGACCCTAAAACTATTGACCTGACGTTTTTAAAGAACTTAACTGTTCATTTAATTGATTTTGAAGGAAAAATGGAATCTTATTTGGCATGGTGGATTGCGATAATTAAAGCTGAGCCTAAATTATTAATTGGAGTAGATTGGGATGACCAACTTAACACATGGAGAAAAGAAGATGTCATATCTTGAAGCGTTGCGAATGCAACAAGAGTCAGCGATTATTGAGCCTGATGATATAGATTTTCAGGCTTATTTGATTGAGACAGAGCCAAAACGAAAAATTAAAGAAAAGAGTGATTACGAAAAACAGGTAGTCAGTTATTTTGAGGGTAGTTTAATCAATAAAGGTAGTCATACACCATGGGATGTAAATGGTTACAAGATTGGATTACGACCATCTGAAGTAAGTGTATGGGCAGGTATCAATGGACATGGAAAGTCTTTATTGATTGGTCATGTCGTATTGGATTTAATTAAACAGGGTCAAAAGTGTTTGATAGCCTCATTTGAGATGAAGCCTGAGATTACTTTGGCGAGGATGGCTCGTCAGGCTACAGGAATGAAAATACCGTCTAGTGTTGCATTGGATTCGTTTAACAAGTGGAAAAGAAATCACTTGTACCTCTTAGAACATCATGGAATGATTGATGTAGAAACTATTTTGGGCGTGTGTCGATATGCGTCACAAGAGTTGGGAGTACAGCACATTGTGATTGATTCATTAATGAAGTGCGTCAAAGGTGAAGATGATTACAACGGTCAAAAAGATTTTGTCAATGCGTTATGTGGAATTGCTTTACAAACAGGTTTACACATTCATTTAATCCACCACGTTCGCAAAGGTACTGATGAAAAACATATGTCAGGAAAGTTTGATTTGAAAGGCTCAGGCTCAATTACTGACCAAGTGGATAATGTATTTATTATTTGGCGTAATAAAGCAAAAGCATTAGAGCGTCAGACAAACGGAATTGTAGATGAAACATCACCTGATGCGTTGTTGTCTTGTGAGAAGCAAAGAAACGGTGAGTGGGAAGGTCGGATTCCATTATGGTTTGATGATAACAGTCAGCAGTATTCAGAAGTTCAACGTGGTCAAGTTCGTAGTTATATTTAAAGGAAATAAAATGAAAAAAGCAACAAAGTTAGAAAAAGATTTGTATTTAGGTCATCGTGAGGTTGAGCCTGAAAATGTTGAGAAAGAGATTGCTCGGATTAAAGAAGGCTCTGACGCACCGCTCACTGAACAAATTTATGGCGAGTCTAAATCTTATTTAGGCGATGCTAAACAAGCATTATTTGTGAAAAATGGCGAGATACGTCCTGATGATGACTCACTGATTGAGTTTATAGAAGCCTATCAACCTGGTGTTATGGTTGAAAGACAGAAGTTTTATCGTCACCTATTAGAGATATTGGAGGGTTGGAAATGAGTGAAATGAGCCAATTACAAAGACAATTACTTGGTGGCGGTGGAGGTGTAACCCTATTTACCCAACAGGAGTTTGATGACGCACTTGCTGTTGCTAAAGCAGAAATCATGGCAATGGCAATCGAAGCCTCTAGAACAGCAGTCATGATGGAACGTGAAGCCTGTGCAAAGATTGTTGAAGATTGGTCAGATGGTATTACTGACCCTGAAACTAAAGCAAAAGAAGTGGCAGAGCTTATTCGTAACCGCATACCGAGTCAGAGACAATGATGAAACATAGAGCAATTACGCAAAGAATAGATTTTAATGACCTTATCCAAGCATATGGCGCAAGAGTACGAGTTTCTACTGATGATATAACCAAAAAATTAGATGAACGTAATTTTGAACAAATACCCATCAATGCTTTTGTATATGTATTTTGCGATAGGGATTTAGAAGATATGATTGATTATATTGTTAAATTTTCTCACGATGAAACTTTAAAAATGATACGGAGAGCAGTAGGAAATGATTGAAATTACATTACCGTTTCCGCCCACAGTCAACACTTATTGGCGCAAGTGGAACAATCGCATGGTTATATCTGAAAAGGGTAGAGCATACCGTGAGATTGTAGGGGATTTGATGACAATACAAGGCAAGGTATTTCATACTTCTAAACCTTTGCGAGTCGAGATTAAAGCCTATCGCCCTGACAAACGTCGCAGGGATTTGGATAACCTGCTCAAGGCAACTTTTGATGCTTTAGCTCATGCAGGTGTGTACGAAGATGATTCTCAAATTGTTGACTTACGCATTTATTGGGCTAAAGAACTTGGTGGAATGTTAAAAATTTATTTAGGAGAAATAAATGACTGAACGTGTAATTGACCCTCATGAAGCAGTAGACTTTTTGTTGCGCAACGCTAAAAAATTTAGTAAGGCTAAAGCTGAGCGTGTTTACTTGGAAGAGTTTCGCAAGTCAAAGGTTGCATTATTGATGAAACAAAGCCATGAAAAGACATTAGCAGGTCAAGAGCGTGATGCATTGGCGCATCCTGAATATGCTGAGTTGCTTGAAGGCATCAAAGAATCGGTAAAGATTGAAGAGGAACTAAGGTGGCATATGGTAGCTGCGCAAGCTCGAATCGATATTTACCGTAGCCAAGAAGCTACAGCACGCATGGAAATGAAAGCCACCGTATGATGTACAGGAACGAAAAGCTTCTTAAAGCTGTCTGTACATTACCATGCATGATTTGTGGGTTAGAAGGCTCAACACAAGCGTGCCATAGCAATCAATTACGTCACGGTAAGGGTAAGGGTATCAAGGCGCACGATTGGGCTATAGCATCGCTTTGTTACAAGTGCCATCATGACATCGACCAAGGCAATAAGTTGTCTAAAGAACAGCGTAGAGATATGTGGCAGGATGCACATGAAGATACGATTGCAATGTTATTTGAGCGTGGTTGGTTAACTGTAGAAACATATCCATATTGAGGAAATTATGAAAACATTTGCATTATTAATATCTGTATTTATTTGTGGTTATGTTATTTTTTTTACTGAACTTGCTCGTAAAGAAATTGTTTATGATTGCCGTGTGTTAATGGGCGGTTGGCATCCCGATATACCGCAACAAGTAATCAAACAATGTAAGGGGTTGATATGACTGCAAATGAATTAGCTTCTCAAATAGAAGATTGGGAATATGAAATTGGTGCTGTATTTTCTAAAAAAGTTGCTACCATGTTACGACAACAAGCAAAAGAAATAGCAATACTAAAACAAATTATTGATGCAAATAATTTACAGTCAAATATTGGACAATTGAAGAAAGCGAGTCAGAAATGCTAATTGGATTCGTAAAAGAAAAACAAGAAGAAGCATTTGACGATTGGGTTAAGTTGCTCAAAACTGCAAAAGCGGAAGAAGAGTTTTTAACCGACCCTAAGGCTGTTTGGTTAGAGGCATGGACGCAAGCAACCATGATAGCGTGGAGCATTATGGATGATAATGTTCCGCCTGAATATAAAACAAAAATTCACGAAATAATAAAGAATAGAATGTTAAAATGACTATTGATGATATACAAAAAAGATTTGGAAAACACCATGTGTGGTGCAATTTTTTTATGGAAGAACAGGCTGAAACTTGTAGTATGTGTTCAGGTCTGAAAAAGAATTATCCACAAGGGGATAAAAGTTGTGATGAATTAATGAAAGAACATTTTCCAAATAACGTAAGGATTGGCTAATGGAACACTATAAGCAATGTTTTAAACATCAAACAAACCATGAGGGCGTATGTCCTCAATGCGAAAGGGAAGTTATGGACGGATTTAAAACCATGAATGAAGTAATTCATTCGGAAACATTTAAAAATTCAGATGATGCCATAGCACGCTTAGAAGAAATCAAAAAGAAACACGACGGCGATTTAGAGTTCATAGAAGAAATCGATTGCATTATTGATATGCTAAAGATGTATTAATGCGTTTTATAGAACTCAAGCCTAGGCGCTCTAAAACACATCAAGAAGCGTCAAGAAGAAACAGTCGATACCGTAGGGGCATCTTCAACCGTTATCAATCCTACAAGCTTCTAATCAAGTTTGGCAGGCGCAAAATTACACGTTGGTGGCAAAAAAGATTATGAATGAAGTCAGAAAATTAGCTCAATTAGCCGAAATAGCATTGACAGGTAAGCGATTTTGCATGGATTGCCAAGCAACAAAGTCGGTAAGTGATGGACACATTCGAGAATCCAACAACCGCAAAAGATTTCAATGTGGCGATTGCGTCAAAAGAAAAAAGAAACCTAGGGTTTATCCTTAGAAAATAATTGTTGCACAAGTGGATAATAATGTATAGAGTATTACTTATACCGTATCGGACGGTTTTTTAGGAGAAACAAAATGATGAAACTAGGCACACAAACAGGTTCTTTGATGAACCACATTTATAGTCGTGTAACAAACCCTGAGCCTGAAGTAGGCATGGGCGTAACAATTTGCATGTGGTCTGACCGTCACGCAGGCACAATTGTTGGCATCGAAAATGGTATGTTAATTGTATGTGCAGATGATGTGAAGCGCATCGATAACAATGGCATTTCTGAAAGCCAAGAGTACGAGTACACAACAAACCCTAACAATAGCAAGTCTTATTGGAAAAAAGATAAAAAAGGTAAATGGTGCGAGTATTACATTAAGCGTGATACCAATCGTTTTAACAAGTGTGGCTCAGGCAGTCATTTAGGTATCGGTTATCGTGAAGAATATTACGATTTCAGCTTTTAAGGATAAAAACATGACAACTTATAACTTATCTTTTGAAATAGAAATAGAAGAGGGCAAAGACCCTTTTGATAATCACGAACTGAATCAATTGATTATTGATTTATATGTTAAGCCGTATTGCAAGCATTGGGAAATGCAACGAGTGGAGGTAAACAATGGCTGACGTTAAATACTTTGAGTTTTACTTCCGTGGCGCATTTAAATACATTATCGAAGCAATGGACGCTGACCAAGCGTTCTTGCAAGCAATGGAGCAATATGACCACAACGAAATCGAC